TCAATAAGAATGAACCTATTGCATTACATACTAGGATTGTTTTCATGGTTACTAACCTTTTAAAAGTTGATTGATTGATTGATACGCAAAGCATATCGCATGACCTAGCACGCTAGGCCATACGCTAGGCTTTAGTCCATACGTGACTCTACGTATGCTTTTATGCCGTGCTCATTCAATACGCTAGCAAACGCATACGCATATGCTTCCTTTTTTTGCAGCGATTGATTGAATTGACGTATTGACATGCTTACACCGCCGTTATAGGCTTTGCGGCCTAAACCGTTTGCTACTAAGTATTTCGCAAACTTACTATTGGCGGGTTTAACTGTAACGCTAGCAAACCCGCAAACACCGTCAGCAACAAAGTATTCCCGTACAAGCCTAGAATCGTCATTTAACGGGTTTTCACGTTGTTGCACTACCATAGGTGTAACGGTAGTCATTTGAACGGCGGCATTGCCCTTGTAGTCAGCCTGAGAGTATATTGTTTGTTCGTTCATGGATACTATCCTCATTGTTTGTTGATTGAATTGTAAACCCTAGAATTCTAGGCCTTACATATATATACATAATAGAATCGTGCCAACCCTTGTAAGTATATGATTTATATAGCATAGGAATTACCCTTATGTACATCTATACAGTATATATCCTAGTAATAAAGTTATGACAACGGTAGTAAGACTAGGGTTAGACTATGTAGTATACTAATTCTATTCTAGATGTGTTTATCTAATAGCTTATCTATACGTTAGCCTGGTCAACTACAGGGGACACAATGGGGTTATCACATCCCGTGCTTGTACGTACATACATTTCCCCTACGCGCTACACGCTAGCATTCTAGATTTTGGGTATGGTGCTAGACGCTACAGCACACACTACACGCTAGTTCTTTGGCGCGCGCATTTGGGTCTGAGGGTCTGAAAAGAGGTGTACCCCACTTCTCGCCCCCCATAGAAAAATTCTGTTTTTCCAAAATTAGTGTTTTCTGGTAGAGTTGGTTTTGCAGTTGTTGCTAGTTCCTGAATACTAACCCTTTTTTTATCTATACTATGGAGTTATTGGTAGAGAGGTTAATATGATTACAGAGCTAGTGCTGGAGAGTGGAGTAAGGATGCCTAAACAGCGTACTGTTTACGCTTACCCGTATGAGGATATGGAGGTGGGGGATAGTTTTGTAGTTCCTCTGGTAGCCCGTGCGAAGGTGTTGAATGCAAACTACAGGGCTGGTAAGAGGTTGGGCAGGTACTTTGCTGCCAGGACTGAGGGTGACACTGTCAGGGTGTGGAGAATGTCATGAGTGAACTACTGTGGATGACGGAGGATGAGTTGCGGCATGTGTGTCGCATTCTGGCTACTCGTCTTTGTCAAACAGAGGGGAAGATGCTCATGATGTCGGTGGAGATAGAGAAGGCGGTGGCGTATGGCTACAGAGTTGGATTTGAGGATGCAACTACAGGAGAGCCGTTTGCGCTTGCGAGCAGAGATGAGGAGAGCCTCGTCTTGCATTAAGAAAGAGGAGAAGGTTGCTCTTGTCAATGATTGGAAGAGCAGGTATTCAGAAAGACATGTTCGGGAACTTATAGCGTGTGCAAAGACAGATTGTCGCTACGTTATTGCTAATTGGAAAATAGAGGAGTTATAAATGGAAGAGATTGACAAAGACGTTATGGGTCAGATGTTGTTTGAAAAGGCAAAGACAGATTATCCTTACTTATCCGACAAAGACATTTCTTTCAAGTATTCGCCTAATCAAGGCCGTGGGTATTTGGAGTTTTATCCTCCAGACGAGCCTGGCTCTCCTGAGTACCCACGCCCTAAAGAACTGCCACTGAGTAAAGTTGGTATAGAGGTGTTTGACCCAGCTACAAAACCTTTGGATATTCTTGCTGACTATGTGAGTCATTATGGTGTTGAGTCTGACCCATACTTGTCTGAGCGTTACCAGAACTTTACACAGTCCATGACACCAGACCAAAACAAGCGGTTACAAGAACAATACAAATATTATCAAGAACATCCAGAATATAAAGAACAACGTGCTTTTGAAGACTGGGCAAAAACAAGCGGGTTGCCTGGTTACTTTCGGGGCTATACCTTTAATCAATGGCCTGATTCGGAGCAGATGTATACCCCTGAACAACTAAATGTCCTTAACCAAGTCCGTAGCTACTTGGGTATTAAATGAACTTTGACCTGAAGAAGTTTTACAAGTTCTGTTCCGAACTCAAGATTGAGACTAAGGAAGAGGGCTTGAAGAAGATGGGTAACCTTCTGGGTACTCAGACATATGTGATGGATGAGATACAGAAAGGTTTAGATGAAGACGTTCACTTCTTTGTCATCCTCAAAGGTAGGCAGTTGGGTATCACAACTATTTCCCTCGCTCTTGATTTATATTGGCAATTCACCCACCCTGGCTGGCAAGGCACTCTTGTTGCGGATACGGAAGAGAACAGAGACATGTTCCGTTCTACTCTTGCTATGTACATTGAAGGATTACCCAAGGAATACAAGATACCCTTGGTTGCCCATAACCGCAACCAGATGGTTCTCAAGAACAGGTCAAGATTGTTCTATCAAATTGCGGGAAATAAGTCTCGTCTGGGACAAGGTAAAGCTATCACTTATCTACACGGTACAGAGACAGCCTCTTGGGGAAACGAAGAAGGTCTAGCCTCGCTGATAGCTTCTCTTGCTGAAAAGAATCCAGAAAGGCTGTACTTGTTTGAGAGTACGGCTCAAGGTTTCAACATGTTCCACGACATGTACAAGATTGCCAAGCGAGCAAAGACTCAACGTGCAATCTTCTGCGGCTGGTGGAGGAATGAGTATTACCAAGTCCCTGCCGACTCAAACATCTACAAGGTGTACTGGGATGGCAAGCTGACAGGGGAAGAAAAGGAATGGCACAAAGATATTAAGAAGCTGTACGGCTTTGAGATTAACTCTAGGCAGATGGCCTGGTGGCGTTGGAAGATGGCAGAGGGCATCAAAGATGATGCTCTTATGTACCAAGAGTTTCCACCCACTGAGGACTATGCTTTTGTGATGACAGGCACATCCTTCTTCTCACATACCCGCTGTACAGAAGCAGCTAAGAAGAGCAAGACCACAGAATGTGATTACTACAGGTATTCGTTTGGTCAACTCTTTCAAGACACTGAGGTGCTCAAGTCTACGGAACGTCTGGGAACTCTTAAAGTGTTTGAAGAGCCTATAGATTCTGCTTACTATGTGATAGGTGCAGACCCTGCCTACGGTAGTTCTGACTGGGCAGACAGATTCTGTATTCAGGTCTACCGCTGTTATGCAGATGGGCTTGACCAAGTAGCAGAGTTTGCAACCTCTGAACTCAACACCTACCAGTTTGCGTGGGTGATAGCTCACCTTGCTGGCGCATACAAGAACTCTACCCTCAACTTGGAAGTTAATGGCCCAGGTCAGGCGGTTATCAATGAGTTGCGTAACTTGAAACGTTTGGCAACCTCTATGGGTGGAGCCACAGGTCGGGATTTGATGGATGTGTTGGGTAGCATGACAAACTACATCTGGAGGCGTAACGACACCCTTGGTGGTCTGTCCAACAGTATTGGCTACCTCACCACCGCCAACAGCAAAGAACGCATGTTGCAGTACATGAAAGACTATTTTGAGCGGGGCATGATGGGCATTCTTAGCATGGATACCCTAGAGGAAATGAAAGGTATCGTGCGAGAAGGAGGTTTCTTGGGCGCACCTGGTCGTGGTAAAGATGACCGTGTGATTGCCTCTGCCCTCGCTGCCGTTGCCTACGCAGAGCAGATTCAACCGAGATTGATAGCACACAAGCTCTCCCGCAATGTGAGCGCAGCACAAGAGTCTTTCTCCCCTGAACAAATAGCTGTCGGCCGAAACGTAAGTGATTATTTAAAAAGGATTGGAATGTATGGTTCACAGTGAATTGACCATCGTGTCTGTCTACGGACACAACAATGGAGCGTCTGCCATACCCTCCATAGTCAAGTCTATGCAAGAGTTGCCAGGCTCACAAGGCTTACTCATCTCCCTAGAAGAACCCCCCAACTTGCCAAGCAATGTAGTCTGGAAGCGTTGCCACCACATAGACTACCTTGGGTATTCCCTCTTCATGATGCACGGCTTGTACGCCTATATAGAGACTGACTACTGCCTTATCGTCCAAGACGATGGGTGGGTTCTGAACGGCAAGAACTTCAAGCCTGAATACTATGACTACGATTACATAGGCGCACCCTCACATTGCGCTTTTGGTGACGGTAACCTGTACCTACACTTTTCTTGGACTCAGGCTACAGAGCCAGTCAAAGTGGTGCAAAACGGTGGATTCTCTTTGCGAAGCAAGCGATTCTTAGAAGCCTGTAACAAGCACGGCATCATGCACCTAAATGCAAATGAGATACACGGCTGGAATGAAGATGCCCAACTTACAGCTATATTGAAACCAGTTCTTAAATCTTATGGTTATAAGTATTGTCCTGATGAAATAGCTAAAAACTTCAGCATTGAGTATGTTGGGCACGGCTTTCACGAAGAAAACTTTGATTTTGGTGGTTTGCTAGGCCACCATGCCCAGACAAGAAAGCTAAAAACAAATAATCACATCGTTGTTCCTGCTGACCCTACAAAATCGTATGGGGAAGTTAAGTTTATTTTGTGGTTGCAAGACCAAGGTTACACAGTGGAGTACCAATATGAGTCCGTTAAGCAAGCGTGAACTGACAAAACACATGCAGCGTTTCTACGCTGACAAGGAAAGAGGCATCTCTATTGCCCTTTTTGCTGAACTTGCAGGGATAAGTCATGGGCATTTCCATGATGTATTCATCTATAACGAAGAACCCTTAACAGAAAACGTGCAAAAACGGGTCAGTAAAGCCTATCAACAGTGGGTTGCTGGCAATGTAAAGGTCATGAAACGCATAGATAACACCCGTTATGTGGACTACAGAAAGACATCTCAACCAGTTTTTAAGCCAAAAATGGGTCTACAGGTGACCTCAGACGGCATAAAAATCAAAGTTGGGATGGTAAACAGGCACGATTACAGCGAAATTTCACTTGACGAAGCACTTAGGGGGTAAAAATGGGAATACTGAGAGACTATTACTGCACAAACCACGGAATCTTTGAGGCATGGGAGCCAACATGCCCTATGAAACATTGCAAAGGTGAGTTATCTGTTGTCCACTTGAAGCCAGTAGGCACAAGGTCGGCAAAAACCTCTGCAACCGACAATAATCTGAAGCAACTGGCTATTGAATACGATATGACGGACATTAAGTCCACAAAAGCGGGAGAACACCAGACTGGCTACATGAAACGCAAGAATAAACTGTCAGACAAGCAGTTTGCCGAGGCTACAGACGCAATTCAGTCCCAGAATCAACAACAACAGAAACAAACCCGCCCTGGCGAGTCCGTTATCTGGGGTGGAGGTGGCAACATTAGCATGAAATCGGTTATGGGTGGACAATTTAAGTCTGTTAACGGAGAATCCGTGGGAATTAACCCAAAATCAGCAGGTGACTTGCAAGGCCCCCGTGCGAATGTGGTAATGAATGACCACGAAAACTTACAGGTGAGAAAATGAGAATCCCTAAAGAACCCGTAGCCAGAGAAAATTTTTATTTAGAACTCATAGAGAAGTGCCTTGTCAGTCGTGAACAGCGCAAGGTTGATTACACATCCTTACGCTCTTACTATCTGTTTGGTAATGCGCCTGATGATGTACCCGCCATCTACAACAAGATTTACCCACACATAGACCAGCTTACCTCGTTTCTGTACTCAGCAGAAACCACCAAGTTCTCTATCCACACAGGTGCTTCTGTTGCAGAACAAGAACAAATCAAAGTTCCTAGCTTAAGCAAAGCTCTCAATGACGAGTGGCTCAACAGCAACGCTGACCAGGTATTCTCAACCGCAGTTACTTGGTCACTTTGCTACAACACAGCCTTTGTCAAACTTGTTATCAACAATGGTATTCACCCCTACATGGTAGAACCCGCCTGTATTGGCGTGTTACGTGAAGACAGTTCCTACACTGACAGACAAGAAGCTCTTGTCCAAACCTACTACATCACCAAGTCAGAGTTGTACGACAGACTCTACAGTCATCCTGACAGAGATGCTATTGTCAAGCGGGTTATGACCACGCAACATGAGCGTACCGAAATTGCTAACGGTATTCAGCGCATTATCCTGTCTCAATCTAATCCTACGTTGTACGGCAATATCAATCTTGATTTGTCGGGTAACCCTACCTACAAAGCACAAGTTTCTGAAGAAACCATAGAAATGGTTGAGCTATGGGTCTGGAATGACGAGACAAAAGACTATCAGGTAGTTACAAAAGCTGACCCTAATGTCATCATCTATGACAGACCAGGCGAGTCAATGTTCCTTAAAGGCGAGTTGCCATTTGTGCAAATCTGCCCTAATCCTTTGTACGACTATTACTGGGGTGGCTCAGAAGTTCAACGTCTGGTTTATCTCCAGCAGCTACGCAATAAACGTATGACCGAGATACTGGACTTGCTTGCTAAACAGGTCAGCCCACCTACCGCCCTCATTGGCTTTACAGGTATTCTTGATGAGAAGAACTTTGCGCTAAACAGAGCAGGTGGCTTAATCGCAACTGATATGCCAAACGCTAAGGTAGAGAAGTTAGCACCCACTATACCTCCTGATTTATTCCGTGAAATTGGTGAAATAGACCTGATGTTTGAAGAAGCATCTGGCATTGTTTCTGTATTGCAAGGTCGTGGAGAAGCAGGTGTACGCTCTTCTGGTCACGCTTCTACACTTGCCCGTCTGGGTTCAAGTCGAGCCAAGAAACGTGCCCTCATCATTGAAGACAGCTTAGAGAAGATGGCAACGTTGTATCTCAAGTGTATGCAGGTCTATGACAACACCCACTACACAGATGCAATGGGACTAAAATTTATTGCTGACCAGTTCACCAAAAACTTTGTGGTCAAAGTGGACGCTCACTCTAATTCACCCATCTTTATGGAAGACAGCCGCAAAATGGCATTTGAGTTGTTCCAGGCTGGCGTGATTGACAAAGAATCCTTGCTTGACATGATTGAGCCGCCAATGAAACAATTGTTGTTGGATAGATTAAGAAAAGCAGAGGAAAAGCAAGCTGCTCAACAGGCTATGGAGCAACAAATGCAACAAATGCAACCTCCAAAAACAGAAGGTAAACCAGACTTGAAAAAGGTGGGATGATGGCTACAAACAACACAGGCATGACACAACCTACGGCTGACCAACCACGGGTTGACACCGCTTCTTTGAAAAGAAACGAAGCAAGCCCTAACTTGACAATGCGTCAAACTGGGTATAAAACCTCATACGGGAGGAGTCAACGTGACTCTAACCGCAAACAATACGGGAGTTCAAGATGAACATGAAGTCAAAAAGTGGACGTAAGTGCCGCCGTTAATTCAAGATTCCGCAAGGAAGGGTGTGGCTGCCTCCCCTTTGAGGTGGCCTTGTAAAAGGAAATTATCATGATGTACGGAAAAGCAAAAATGGTTCCCAAAATGGCTCGTATGGGACGCAAAGCCCGTAAAGGTCGCAAGTAATGTCTACAGAGGGCTGACAAAAAATGCCCTCTACCTATTGACAAGATGTTTGTAAGTGGTTACAAACACGGCAAGGAGTGATTATGAGTGTTCCACCAGATAAGTTGATGGAGTTAATGCGAGGCGGTCAAGCGGCTGCGGGCGCACCCACCCCTAATGAATCGCAAATGCCAGAAGATATGGGTGAAATGGAGCCGCCTCCAATGGCCTCCCCCATGTCTACTCCAGAACCTAAAATGGGAAACAAAGAAGCCGCACTTATTAACATAAGCATGGCTATTGATTTGCTTGAACAGTCCCTACCCGCTTTTGGCTCAGTTTCCGAAGAGGGGAAGAAAACCCTCAACGCTATTCGTGCACTCAGCGGATTGATTGGTCAGAAAAAAGGCAAGACTGACGAGTTACAGCAATCTGAAATTCTTCAGTTATTGCAAACCTTGCCACAGGCGGGTGGTGCTACCCCTGAAGGCACAGCAATGGCTCAAGCATCCGTCCCTGGTATTCCCCCTCAAGGCGGTATGCCTCCCTCTCCCCAAATTTAAGGAATCAAAATGGAACTTTTTAAGCCTAGAGGCGCAGCAGCACCTCGCAAACCTACAGACAATAACCAACAAAATGGCGTTGTTACCAACACTCCCCGTTTTTCACAATTCGGTGGTTTGACTGGCCCCAACAAAATAAGTAAGTCAGCTATGGCTGTCCAAAAGCCAGCAGACGGCAAGCGTGTAATTTAATCGTATAAAGAGGGTAACTTTATGTCACTAGAAAATCTTTCCTTAGAAGCCCGTGATGAGTTGGCGGCACTTGCTCAAACTCTTGCGGAAAACCCAGAAACTCGCAAAGATTTCTTGCGTATGACTAAGAAGGTTAAACCAGACCTTCCTATTCCAGAACTTGACATTGAAGACTACACGCACAGAGCGGTCAGCCGTTCTGAAGACCGTGTGCAAGCCTTAGAAGCCAAGTTGCGTGAGAAAGAAGCAGTTGAAGAACTGCAAAAACGCAGACAGAGTTTGATGAAAAAGGGTTTGATTTCTAATGAGTCAGAAGTCGGTGATGTAGAAAAAATTATGTTGGAGCGTGGCATCACAAATCACGAAACAGCAGCCGAATACCATCAGTGGATGAAGCAAGCAGCAGTGCCTACTTCAACTGGATATAACCCAAGTGCTGTCAAGCAATTTGACTTGAACAAGTATTGGAAGAACCCAGTCGCCGCTGCACGGAACGAGGCAATGAATGCGCTCAATGACTTGCGTAAACCGCAACGTCCTATTGGGTTGTAAGAGGGTAATTTTTTTTCACAGGAGGCCTTATGGCTATTGGCGGCGGCATCCTACCAGCAACAGGGTCAGCACAGTTCAACGAACTGACTTACGTTACTCGTAGAGCCTTTATCCCCAAGCTGGTTGTCCAGCTTTATAACTCGACACCCCTCATGGCGGCTCTGATTGCCAACAGTCAGTCTGCTTCTGGTGGTGTTTCTTCAATAACCGTTCCTGTCCAAGGCGCACAGTTTGTGAACGCTCAATGGTCTGACTACAGTGGCTCTTTTGCCCAACCGTCAGTCCAGCAAGGTGCTTACAACGCTGAATTCGACCTGAAGCTGATGATTTCTCCCGTGCCGTTCCTCGGTATGGAAGGCGCAGTTCAGCAAGATGCCGCTATTATTCCGTTGATTGAAGCTCGTATGAACGATGCAACCAACGTGATGATGGATGCAATGGCAACTGCCTTGTACACAAACACAACCAACACACAACAGTTTATCGGTTTACCCGCTGCTGTTGCTAACTCTGGCACATACGGCAACATTGACCGTTCTGCCTACACTTGGTGGAAGTCTTCACAGTATGCCGCTGGCTCTGTGAACCCAACCCGTCAAAACATTCTGCAATACATTTCTGGCACAGTGAAAGCTGGTGCTGAAATGCCTAGCTTTGGTGTTTGCGGTTTTGGCACTTGGACACTATTGGCTCAAGACTTTGTTGGTCAAGAACAATACGTTATCACTCCAGGCGCAGGTTTTGATGGTGAAACCAACGGCCCTGCCGCCGCTTTCCGTGCTTTGATGGTTGCTGGCGTACCTATCTATCCAGACCCTTACTGCCCTGAAGGTACTGTGTACTTCCTGAACACTAACTACTTGTCTCTGTACATCCATGAGCAAGGTTCGTTTGTGTTTACAGGCTTTGAGTCCACACTTCCGAACTGGCAAATTGGTTATGTTGGCGCAGTTTTGATGATTGCCGAATTGGTGAACGTCAAGCCTAAGTCAATGACCAAGGTGACGGGTTACAACTACCTTTCACTGTAAGGAGAAAAAGTCATGGCTTTAGCAATGAACAAAATCATTCTGGCGAATGCAACCACCAACACTGCTGGTGCGTACTTCTCCAACGTATCACTGACTGCCGCTAACGCAGGTACTGTGATTCCCGCAGGTACATACCTGGTGTTTCCCGCAGCCAACGTAATTGTTACTGCAAATAACGGCTCATCCATCGCAACCTTGCTTGCCAATAATACTGGCGGCATGATTTTGTCTGATGGCGTGAACGTGTTTGCACAGTCAATTATTGCTGGCGCAGGTGCTGCCACTGCTTTGACCATCAATGGTGGTATCAACGCAAACAGCACTTACACAAGCTAAGGAGACAGTATGAACTCGAATCATGTAGGTGCACTGTATCCCGATAGTTTTGGTAATATTTTGATTGGACACACCTCTGCTCCCGTAGGTTTGGGAAGCACAGGTAATGCCGTTGCAACTATTCCAACAATCGGTACAAACTACATTGTTCGCCGTATTACTGTCCAAAATGCCAATGGAAGTGTTGCCGCTGCCAACGTCACTATCATTAACAGCAATGATGGTGTCGTAGCAAACGCAGTTTCAAACGCAGTTGTTTTGGCAAATATCACAGCAACGACAAAGTATCAGGATTTAGGGTTGACGGCAAACACTGCCACAACAATCTATTCTGGTTCTTTGTTTGTGTGTGTCAATACAGCCGCTGCCGCAAACAACACAGTTGACATCGCAGTGTACGGTGACGTTGTAACACTATGACAGACCTTGTTTATGTAACCAACCATACCGATAAAGACCTGTATGCTGAATACAACTATGTCGGTTATGACTTTCCTATTGGCAAGACAGTTGAGTTGACTGCCCCTGCTGCTAGGCATATGTTAGGTTATGGAGATGAGGAAAAGGAGAAGTATCTTGTCCAGTTGGGCTTGATACGACTTCACAGCGAACTTGAAGAAGCAACGGAAAAATTCAAAAGATTACAAATCTCTGAAGAGTATCCACAAAAGAACTGCTCGTTACCCTCGGCAGTTGGCGTAGTACCCTTACGGATTGAGAAATCCGTTGGGGGAAAGTCCAATCAGAGGGTTGCATAACATGAAGGTAACATGGCAACTCTCTCTTCCTACATCACGGAAGTACAGCGTTTATTGCACGATGCAAACTCTGTCTTCTGGTCTACCTCGGAGCTAACGGACTACATCAACGATGCCCGTGAGCGAGTAGCGAGAGATACTGGGTGCTTACGCACCCTTCAAATTACTGCCACCCCAATTTCCAACACAGGCGTAGCCGCAACCATATGGACTGCGGGTGCTACCGTTACTGCTGGTGAATTTGTATTTAACAGTATCTTTATCTATGAGGTAACTGTCAGTGGTGTACTTGGTAGTACAGCACCAGCGTATCCTTCATCTGGCTACACTTTTCCTCCATCTACTCCATTTACAGATGGCACGGCTACCTTGCAGTATTCTGGCCCTGCGGAAATAATTCCCTATGCCACTATTGCCACAGGCACAACCCTAGACATTCTGAACGTCAATATTTATTGGGGTAACAGTCGCATCCCTTTGCGATATTTACCCTGGTCAAACTTTAACGCACAGCTTCGCTATTATCAAAACTCTGTTGGCAGACCTATCTGTTTCTCTGTCTATGGTCAAAACACTATCTATGTAGGCCCTGTTCCAGACCAAGCCTATGTGGTGGAGATAGATAGCACTATCTTGCCTACAGCATTGAGCTTAAACACGTCCAATGTCAATGACCAAATACAAGACCCCTACACTACTCCTGTTGCTTTTTATGCGGCTTATAAAGCCAAGTACAAGGAGCAAAGTTATGGAGAAGCGGAGATATACAAACAAGAATATGCCAAGCAAGTTCAAGCAGTGTTGAACTCCGTGTACACCCGCAGAATTCCTGACCCCTACAGCTCGTTCTAATCATGGCCTCCGCAGAACAAAAGAAATCTTATGCTGTTTATAAGAATTTTAAAGGCTTAAATACCAAAGCCAATAGAACAGCTATTGATGAAGAAGAGTTCTCGTGGATAGAAAATGCCATGCCTATCGGGTTTGGCAACATCAAAATTGTTTCTTCTCAAGTTGCTTTCAAGGATGGCAGCAATAATGCTATATCGTTTGGCAACACAGTCTCTACGCTTACAAACACCAACCTTGGCTTGTCTGACTATTTGTTGGCCTTTCAAGAAAATGGTCGAGGACAGTATGTTGTCATAGATACAGGCACTGTAGGCAATGTAGGTGTGACAGGCACATTCTCTTCTGCAAACGTGTCTATCGCCCAGTGGAAAAACGAAGAAGTATTTATTGGTGACCCGAACAAAGGACTGTTTACTTGGGATAGCACTGACTTACTTAATGTTGGTGGTGTAGGTCAAATAGGACTTACAAATAGGGGTTCAGGCTACACCTCTGCGCCAGCAGTCACTATCTCTGCACCTAACCAAACAAACGGAACACAGGCAACGGCTGTTTCCACAATTACTGCAAATGCGGTGTCTTCCATTTCCATTACAGAAGGTGGTAGTGGATATACCGCTGCACCAACAGTGACCATCACAGGTGGCGGTGGTAGCGGTGCTACTGCTATTGCCGAAATCCTTACATTTACAAAAGGTGCGCTGTTTATACAAGTTACTAACAGTGGTTCTGGTTACAACCCTGCTTCTCCCCCTGCTGTTACTATTTCGGGTGGAGGTGGAGCAAATGCCGCTGCTACTGCTCTCGTGTTTGGCAATGCAGTAACACAAGTCATCATGTCAAATGTCGGTAACAACTTCACAAGTGTACCTACAGTTACGATAGCTGCTCCCCCGACTCCCACTGGCAATGCAAATGCTACGGTAATCGGTGTACCTAATCTAGAAGAAATAGCTGCTGTTTCTACGTTTTCTGGTCGTGTGTGGGTGGCTACAGGTCGTACAGTTACCTTTTCCTCTGCTACCAGCCCGACTGACTTTACTTCTCTTTCTGCGGGTGCAGAGACAATTACAGACTCTACCTTGCGTGGCAACATACAAAACATGGTGTCTGCCAACAACTTTCTGTACATTTTTGGAGAAGACAGCATCAACGTTTTTTCTGATGTCAGGATTACAAACACAGGCGATACCCTATTCACAAACACAAACGTGTCTGCGTCTGTAGGTAGTAAGCTGAAATACGCTGTATTTCCTTACTTCCGTTCTGTGTTGTTTATGAATAACTACGGGGTCTATGCTTTAGTTGGCTCAACAACAAGTAAGATTTCTGACCAGCTAGATGGTATTTTCCCTTATATAGACTTCACCAAGCCTGTGACTGCGGGTCAAGTCCTGCTTAACAACATCTTGTGTGCCGCATTTAACTTCTACTTGAACTCTAGTTTTCCCACCACCACGGGAGACAGGTTTGTACAGTGCGTGTTTTTTGAGAAAAAGTGGTTTGTTACCAGCCAGGGTGCATTACGGTATGTATCTTCTGCTGCTGTTGGTGGGTTGATTAACCTGTATGGAGTAACAGATACGGCTCTTTTCAAGCTGTACGGGGATGCAACTGCAAATATCTCTTCTGAGATACAGACATCTTTGTCTCCTATGAAAGACCCTATTCGCACCAAACAAGCATTAAAATTTGGTATTGAGGCAACGCTTACCACGGGTGGTACGTTTAATGTAACTGTGGATAGTGAAAATGCTTCTAGCCCTGTTTATGTGTTGAACAACACAGTTACATGGTTCAACAATCAAAGCGTCACGCTTTCTTGGATTAATAATTCTTCGGCGGTTATCGGGTGGTTGACAAGTTCAGGGTACGCCCTGTACAAATCAGACGCACAGCAATACGGTAAGTATTTGGGGTTGACAATCACTAGCACAGACCCTGCGCTAACTGTCAACACAATTGAGTTTGAACATGAATTAAGAGTGAGGTTCTAACATGGCTGTTCCTAATATTTTCGGCACTGCGACTGCGGCAATACCGTTATCGCAACTAGATACCAACTTTGCTACTGCAATTACGCTTGGCAATACTGCTCTGTATCTTGGTAATACCACTACCAGCCTTGGTAATGTGACACTAACAAACGTCACTATTAGCAGTGGTAATGTGATTATTACTGGTGCAAATGTAACTGGCATTGCAAATATCTCTACATTACAAGTAACTTCAAATGTAAGTGTTGGAGGTAATGTTGCTGTTTCAGGAAACATCTCTGCTTTGAATGGGTTTGTCACTATTGGCAATACCACTGTTGGACTTGGAAATACAGCAACTTCAATAGGCAACTTGACTGTTACAAACGCTCTGGTAACAGAGATGCGAGAGACAACAACAGTTTCAGCAACAGCCGCCACAGGAACAATTAACTATGATGCGTTGACTCAAGTTGTTTTGTATTTCACCACCAATGCGTCTGGTAACTTCACGGTCAACTTCAGGGGTTCAAGCGGCATATCGTTAAATACGGTTATGTCCACAGGCGAGTCTTTGTCTGCCACCTTTTTGGTAACCAATGGCGCTACTGCTTACTACAACTCCGTTGTCCAAGTAGATGGCTCTACTGTCACTCCCAAGTGGCAGGGTGGAACTGCACCGACATCAGGCAATGCAAGCTCAATTGATAGCTACACCTATGTAATTATCAAAACAGGAAGCGCCGCTTTTACCGTGCTGGCTTCTGTAACCAAGTTCGCATAAGGACACGCAGATGCCTCGTTTATCCAAAATTGGTGCTGCTGCACTCGCTGCCTTTGGGTGGACAGGGTTGCAATCTGTTACTGCCACCTACCTTGTGGTTGCTGGTGGTGGTGGTGGTGGAAGATTGCGTGGTGGCGGTGGCGGTGCTGGCGGGTATCGAACAAGCACATTATCTCTAAACCCAACACTGTCTTACACAGTCACAGTAGGCGCTGGTGGCGCTGGTTCAACAACCAACGCAGCCAAAGGTGTAAATGGTAGCGATTCTGTTTTTTCTACCATTACATCTACTGGTGGCGGTGGCGGTGCAACTTGCATTGGAACTGCATCATCCCCTATTTTGACTGGAGCAAATGGTGGTTCTGGTGGTGGCGGTGCGGCTGATGGCGTTACAGGTGCAACCTTTGGTGCTGGTGGCTCAGGCAACACTCCATCCACAAGTCCAAGCCAAGGTAATAATGGGGGCTCTGGTATAGGAACTTCAGGTTTTGGTGGTGGTGGTGGTGGTGGCGCTGGCGCTGTGGGGAGTGCTGGATTGACAACTGCTGGCGGCGCTGGAGGCGCAGGAACTTCAAGTAGTATCAGCGGTACATCTACTCCTTATGCGGGTGGTGGTGGAGGCGGTCATAACGCTACTGGAGGCGCTGGCGGTACTGGAGGTGGAGGCGCTGGCGCAAGTGGTTCTAATGCGGGTAGTCCCGGTACAGCTAACAGAGGCGGCGGCGGCGGTGGCGATGGCAACCCCGGCACTAACGGCGGCGCAGGCGGCTCAGGTATTGTCATTATTTCATACACAAGCGCAACACAATTATTTGGTGGTGGAACTGTTACCCAATCAGGCGGTAACTTCATTCACACATTCACGTCTTCTGGCGCACTTAGCCCTTTGTCATCTGTAACAGCAAGTTACTTGGTAGTTGCTGGTGGTGGTGGCGGTGGATATGAGCGTGGCGCTGGCGGTGGTGCGGGTGGTTTGCTTGCATCTTCGGCATCTATTGACACAAACTCTATTTACACAATTACCGTTGGCGCTGGCGGCGCTGGCGTTTCAAGCTATGTCACAGCTTCTAACGGTTCAAATTCTGCATTTGGTTCTATTTCAGTATCAACCGGCGGTGGTGGCGCTGCGTCAGGTGATGGTATTACTGTTGGACGAACAGCCGCCTCTGGAGGTTCTGGTGGTGGTGGAGGTTATGGCAATCCCGGCCCTACAACTAGTTTTGGTGCGGCTGGAACATCAGGTCAAGGTAACGCTGGTGGCAATGGTGTTACATACGCAACTGGAGCGGCAGGAGGCGGTGGTGCTGGCGCTGTAGGCAATAATTCTGTAGCAGGAGGCGGTGGTGCTGGAGGTGCTGGTTCAGCTTCATCTATATCTGGTTCTTCAGTCACTTATGCTGGTGGCGGTGGCGGTGGTGCGGATGGCGGGGCAGGCAAAGCGGGTGGTGCAGGCGGCTCTGGTGGTGGTGGCGCAGGAGCGGCTTCCGGCACTGGCACAGCGGGCACAGCAAACCTTGGCGGCGGTGGCGGCGGTGGAGGTTTTAACGTTAGTGGCGGTGCTGGCGGTGCTGGCGGCTCAGGTGTAGTCATCATCTCTTACTCTGGCTCACAAGTATTTACTGGTGGAACAGTCACATCTTCTGGTGGCAACACTATTCACACATTTACTTCTAGCGGGTCTTTGACTGGTGGCTATGTCGAGTATCTTGTTGTCGCTGGTGGTGGCGGTGGTGGTGGTGCAAGTGTTAGCGGCACAGGTGGTGGTGGTGGAGCGGGTGGTTTTTTAACCAACACTACCAATCTAGTAAAAGGCACAACTTACACCATCACAGTTGGCGCTGGTGGTGCTGGCTCTGCAAACGCGGCTGGCGGCGGCATAACTACTAACGCCAACGCTGGCTCTGGAACTGGTGGACAAGGCAATAACGGCGGCACAGGCTCTACAAGTAATGCGCCAGCAGGTGGCGGCGGTGGTGCGGGTGCGGCAGGAACAAATGGAACAATAAGCCAAGCTGGAAGTGGTGGGAATGGTTTGCAATCATCCATTACTGGAACTTCGACTTATTACGCTGGCGGTTCTGCGGGTGGTGCGGCTGGTGCGGCGGCAGGAACAGGTGGTTTAGGTGGTGGTGTAATTGCCCAGACAAGCGCAGCAAACAATACTGGTGCTGGCGGTGGTGGCGCAAATGCTGGAGGTACTGGAGGCACTGGTGGTTCAGGTGTTGTTATTCTTTCTGTGCCAACATCCAACTACACAGGCACAACCACAGGCTCACCAACAGTCACAACCAATGGTTCATACACAGTTCTGACTTACACAAGTTCAGGCACATACACGGCATAAGGAGAAACAAATGTCACACTTTGCAAAAGTAGAAAACGGAATAGTAGTCAATGTAATTGTTGCTGAACAAGATGTCATTGACTCTGGCATCTTTGGTCATGGATGGGTTCAAACCTCATACAACACACATGGCGGTGTTCACGCTAATGGCAACACGCCTTTGCGTAAGAATTACGCTGGCATTGGTTACACCTACGACTCAGAACGTGATGCGTTCATACCGCCGCAACCGTATCCATCTTGGATTATGAGTGAGGAAACTTGCCTATGGTCTGCGCCGACTCCAATGCCTACTGATGGAAAACTTTACAACTGGGACGAGCCAACATTGGCATGGATTGAAATGGAAGAGGTGATAAATGGGAATTAACGCATTTACAAAAACAGGTAACACGGTAGTCTTTACTGCCGCTACATCTGCTCCTACGCCTATACAAGCAGTCTCTACTACGCTTGGTGGTAACCAGTACCGCCTTATTAACAGCGGTTCTGTAACCGTCTTTTTAGGTTACGGAGATACCTCTGCGGGTGCAACTGCCAACACTGCGGTAATTACCACCACAGGTACATCTATACCTTTATTGGCAGGAACAGATGAAATTCTTACATTTGTTCCTAACGCTTACTTTACTGGCATCACTGTTAGTGGTAATGCGGCTGTGTACATTACTTGCGGCGATGGAATGTAATCATGTTAAAAACAGTAGCCCAAACAGGAACAGTAACAGGTGCACTCAATTACCAGGGTGTGTGGGATGCTGCTACCAACACGCCCACGCTTGTATCTAGCGTAGGTACTAAGGGGGACTACTATGTTGTGTCTGTTTCTGGCTCAACCAACCTTAACGGCATCACAGATTGGGTAGTCACCGACTGGTGTGTATTTAATGGCTCTGTATGGCAAAAGGTAGATAACTCTGAGGTTGTATATGTCAGCAACGTAGCCACAGGCACAGGTCTTACAGGTGGCCCTATAACCTCTACAGGAACTGTATCTCTAGCAAATACTGCTGTGATTATAGGTACTTACGGAGGAGCTACCAATGTTGCTTCTTTTACTGTAGACCAACAAGGCAGACTGACAAGTGCAGGTAATGTCACTATTGCCATAGGTAACAATAATCTTCAAAATTCAAACGTAGTGTTGGGTAACACAACCCTGACACTTGGTAGCACAGTATCAAGCGTTGGTAATTTGACTGTAGCTAACGTCACCATTCTTGGTGGAACTACCAATGCTGCTGTGTTTAATTTTACAGGAAACACGACAGCTACAGCAACATATGGGATAGCAAGTCTTCCCCTGCAACCTGCTGGCTTCATGCAATTCAACCTTAACGGGACAATAGTAAAAGTTCCCTACTACGCTGTCTAACATGGATAACCAACAAATATTCAACATCGTAGTCAGCATAGCTGGCTTTCTTGCTGTCTATATTTTTAACAGCACAACAAAACAAATTGAGCGTCTGGAGGACAAGTTAAATGAACTTCCTAAAGAATATGTGGCAAAAGATGATTACCGCTCTGACATCACTGAAATCAAAAGTATCCTCAAACAAATCTTCGACAAGCTAGACAACAAAGCTGACAAATGAACATGGATGTTCTTTCCTACGTAAAGTTCGGTGATAAAGACGGACTGGGAGAGTTTTTGTTTGAGAACGGAATGCAACACCAATTGTTCTACGACATCCTTGGAGACAATGGTATTGCTGTTCAGAAGTATCCGTTGTCAGAAGCTGATTACGAAAACTTAGATGATTGGTTGTTTGTACACAATCAAGAGCATCAGCGGTTAGCTAGTGTTCTGGGATTGGACAATCCTTTTCAGTTGTTAGACAGTGATTGGAATGTGGAAGATGATTTTTATGATTGGCTAGGTGTACACCTTACTATTCATCAACAGATAGCTACAGCTTTAGGAGTGTGACATGGCAGATGTGATGCAGACAATGAGAGAGCAAAATGTTGCTGAAGATATTCCTATGCTTGATATTCTTAGGAATGATGCAAAGCAACGTGGTGTTGATTTCAATAATTTACATGCAATGCTCAAGAGTGACATAAAGAGAGGCAAGACAAGAATTATGCGCTCTGGAAACACTTTGTTGATATATGACATTGTGCAACCTGGCTCTGCTGAATTGCACATTTCTACTATGGATTCTCCAGAAAAACTTGTTGTTGCTGTTAAAGACTTGTTTGAGGCAATGAAAAAATCTGGATACAAAAAAGGTGTGTCTGTGACTGATAATTCACAGATTGCAAGAGTTTTGAATGCGGCAGGTATACCTGTTGCTGTTCAACAAATGCCAGGTAAAGATGGAAAAGCCGAGTATCAATTAACCATACAGGTGCAATGATGGGCAAAAAAGTTAATCAAGCTATAAATTTTGTAGGGGAAACAGTAGAAGCTATTGTTGAAGACCCGTTACCGTTTATTGCAACTGTTGCTCTGACAGCCGTAGGTGTTCCTCCTCCACTTGCTGCTGCTGCCGTAACAGCAGCTAGAGGTGGAAGTATGGAAGATATTGTTATTTCGGCAGCGGCAACTTATGCTGGAGGTGAAGTCGGCAAAGCTGCTGGTGCGGGTGCGACAAGTGCTGGAGCATCTGCTACAACCGCCAAGATTGCGGCTTCTGCTGCTGGCGCATCTACTGCTACTGTGACTGCTTCTCTTGCTTCTGGTAAATCTTTTGACGAGTCTTTGCAAGCAGGTTTAACTGCTGGTGCGTTATCTGGTGGAACTACTGGCGTAATAGAGTATGGCAAAGAAGCCCTTGCTCCTCCTGAAACAGGTCAGGGTATTAAAGCTGTACCAGGCAAAGGAACTGAGCTTTTTGGTGACCAAAGCAAAGTCAGTGGTACTGGATTCACAGACAAAGTTCCTACAGGTGGTGGACAAGGATTGACTGTTGACCCATCTACAGCTTTGTTTACATCACAATTTACACCAAGCACAGGCCGAGTCAGAGGAACAGAAGAAGGCGGGTTGCAACCTGCTTACACATCTGTTTCTGACACTTTGACCCCTCCATCTTTTGACACTTCACTTGCCCCGTCTACACCCTATAAAGAACCAAAAACAGTAACGCAAACTCCTGAACCTGTTATTTCAAAGACAACAGAACAACTTGCTAGGCCAATTGTTTCTGGTGCGTTGTCGGAGTTGTTTGGTCTTGGACCTAGAGTCCCAGGCGCACCGTCTGCTGGTGGAACGTCTACAGTTGCACAAACTGCTACAACAGGCACTACCGTAGGCTTGACAGGAGCGGGTGGAGCGGGTGAAATTGAAAGTAAAGAATCTGGCAAGAAACGTTCAACCGTCTGGAATGAAGAGTCTTTGCGACTTAAAGATGCACTAGGAGTGTGATATGGCAACATTAAAGAATATGACCCGTGTAGGTGCAGATGTGCGCCAGATTGCTCGTTTGCTACAAGCAAAAGCACCTGAAAACCACATGCTTGCCTACATTACTCCAGAAGAAGCACAACTCTTGAAAAACAGAGGAGGTACTGGTATGCCTGACCCAGATACAGGTATTCCTACTTATTATGTTCCAGACTCAGAATATGTTGACCCAGATGCTTTGGAATACATGCAATACCCTCAAGGTGAAAACGTTGAGATTTATACACCCCCTGCACCAGAAGAAATTTCAATGCAGCCTATAAATTATGGAACAGACCGTTTTGCTGGTGGTGACTCTTCAGGTTACTATGATGTAAACAGAAACCAACCTGCTGCGTATGGACAGTCTACTATTGACCAAGTAAGTCCACAACAAACCGCCCGTTCATATTACATGGGTGGAACACCTGCGGCATATGCTCAATATCCAGCAGACTTAGGTGGAGTACCTGTTGATATTAGAGATGTACCTGCTCAACCTTTTGACACAACTCCAAGTAGAACAATTGGAGAAAGATATTCTGACTTGGCAAAAAGTTTAGGTGTTAAAGAAGACACCTTGTCTCGTATAGGCTTGGCTGGTTTGCAAGTTGGTTTAGGTGCTAGGCAAGCACGACAAGCAAAAGAAGAAGGCAGAAAAGCAAAAGAAGAACAACAAAGACTTGCCTCACCATACCAAACAAAAGGTGCAGAATTACAGCGTCAAGCTCAAGCTGGTGAGCTTACCCCTGCGGGACGGCAATCGTTGCAGACAGTGCAAGCACAGGCAGCGCAAGCGGCTTCTGCCCGTGGTGGCGTAGGCGCACAACAAACTGCGGCAAGAGTAGAAGCTATCCGAGGCCAGTTACTGCAACAACAGTATGACTACGGATTGAAGCTGTCAGGTATTGGTGACCAAATACTCTTGGGTTCTATCAGAACAGGATTGGAAGCTGACAGGTATGTCAATCAGTTGTCTAACACTTACTTCACAAACGTTGCAAGAACACTTGCAGGTACACCCACAGTTATCCAATATGGAGTGCCAACATAATGGCTGATTCTGCTCTTAAAGACATCACAAAACTTCCAGTCATGCCAGCGTTGCCGAAGACAAGAGCGGTGATGCAACCCAGTCCAACACCGTCTGGAATGATTGGTGCGGCTGAACTTGGCCCTGCGTTAAGTGAATTAAGTGAGGCTGAAAGGCAATCATCAATGAAAGTTGGTGAAGCTGACATTGATATAGAAAAAGCAAAGAGAGAAGAAAAAGGACAAGAAGCAGAACAAAGAGCTGAATTAGTTGGTCGTATGGCAACAGAGGCAAGAGAGTTGCCAGAACGTCAAGCATTGACTGCCGCAAGGACTGAGTTTGGAAATATGGCTTTTGTGCCTACAAAAGAGACTACTCAAGACTTGGCGGGTATCTTCTCTCTTATGAGTATTGTTGGTATGGTTGTTGGCAAAGGTAATGCACAGCTTGCTATGTCTTCTATGAATGGCATGTTGGAAGGCTACCAAAAAGGCAGAGCAGACCTTTACAAAAAAGAGTTAACACAATTTGACAAGAACTTCAAAGCCATGCAAAGCAAGGTAATGACTCTTGAAAAAGAGCTTTCCGAAGCGATGGAGTTGAAAAAACTTGACAGGGAAAAAGGTGACCTAGAAATCACTATGGCTTTAGCAAAAGGAAATTCTCCATTGCTTAATGCTCTGCGTAACAAACAAGGTGATGTTGCTGTTTTGACTGCTGTTCAGGAAACTAAAAAAACTTTAAATACTCTTGTTTCCTTGAACAATGACTTGCAAGGAAAAGCTGATGCTAGAGCAGATGCGGCAGAACGTGAAAGACGAGCAGATATAAGAGCAAAACTTGCTAGAGACCAAGCATTAGCACTAGCAGCCGCAAAAGGTCAACAAGGTGGAAAAGCACCAGCAAAAGAAATTGTTAATCAAAATCAACTTAGAAACACATTAATTCCAAAATTGCAAGAAGTTGTTCCTATCATGGATAGGTTACATAAAGAAGGTAAATGGAACACATTGACCGCATTGCTTGCAATAGACCCAAGAGCGGCAGAACTTGAATTTAAAAATGACGAAGAGGCATTAAAAGCTATTCGCACATTTGCTTACTTCCGTTCAAAAGAATTTGAAACCGCTGGCAAGGCACTTACGAAAAAAGAAGATGCTATTCTTTCGCCTATCTATAGAAGTGATTTCAGAGTTTATCAAGGTGCACGTGGAGCAATACTTGATGGGTTAAAAACCATGCAACAAGAACAAGCTGGTTTAGAAGGTATGTATCCGTACATCAAACAATACAACCAAATTTTACGTGGTGAAACTCCACAAGAGATAGACATAAACAAAGAGCGTGAACTTGCATATGAAGCAATAGAACAAGGTGCAGATATAAATACTGTCAAAAAAATGTTCAAGCAAGAAACAGGTGAAAGTCTTGTTTACGGAGAGGATTAAAATATGGAAAACAAATATAAAACTTCGCCTCCATCAACTGGTAGTACAGCTTCATCTAATAAGTATCTTAGTGCGCCAACACAAACACCAGTGCCCTCACCTGTTGATTTGACAGAAAAACCTGTAGAACCACCAAAAGAAGAAAAGTCTTTTTTGGGTCAAGCTGCCGATGTAGCTAAATCAGGAGGTATTGGCACAACATTAGGTTATTTCAGTCCTGAAATAATGACTGGGTTAGGATTAATACCATCACCTGCATCACCATTTTTGTTGGCTGGCGGACAAATACTACGTGGAGGTAGAGCGGCTGCTGCTTTGACTGGGGGTTTGTCTGCTGTTGGTGGTAGTGTTGCAGGTAAAGTCGTTCCTGAACCAGAAAAAGTAGCAATAGACATTCCAGGAATACAAGTAACTAGAAAACAACTTGCAGAAGTTGGAGGAGAAATTGCTGGCCCAGGTGCATTAAAAGCTACAGAACTTGTAGCCCGTGGAACTCCAGTTGTCGGTAGTGCCATACGAGCATTAGAAAGATATGCAGGTGCTGGTAAAGATGGATATGCTGATGCTGCTGCAAGAGAATTGGCATTAATCGCCAAGCCAGGTTTACGAAAAAGATTCTTTGGCTCCGATGTGCCTGTAACTGAAATACAACCTTATCGTCAAATCTACGATGCTTTGGCTGGATTGGACAATGCAAAGCGTAGAGAAGGTGAAGCGTTGTTAGAGGGTGCAAAAGGAAGAGCGCAAAGAATCACTGCACACTACAACGAACAAGCACGTAGAGTGCAAAGATTCAATATCGAAGAAGCTCAAAGGCTCAAGCAAGAAGGTCAAAAGATGGCAGAAGGTGCTATCCAAGATGCTATAAATCAAGTAGAGAAGAAATTTGGCATAGTACGAAGAGCAGAAGCTGCGGGACAAAAAGCAACAGCAGCGTCTGAACAATCCATTGGTGCTATAGGAAATACCAAGCGTTCACGTACAGATATAGGTTTGTCACTACAACAAAAAGTAAAAAATACAGATGACTTGCAAGTCAAGGCAATGGAAGATTCATTTAGAAATGACAAATCAGCAAGAGATGCTTTAGTTGCAAAGCAAGAAGAAGCAGGCATTTTTCCAGAAAACACTGCCAAGTTTAAAGAAACTCTTGCATTCCTAAATGACAAGCTTGTAAAAGGCAGACAACCTGCTGAAAGAGTAAAAGTAGATGTCACTGAGCAGGGTGTAAAAAATGCTTATGAACGTGTAAGAGAAGCAATGCTCAATAAGCGTGTAATGATGGAAGGTTCAGAAGCAGAGGTTGCACAACAAGTAGCAGACATACAGAGAGCTGGTGGACAAGTACAAAAAGGAACGAATCCAGCAACTGGAGAGCCAGCTTTTTACCGTGTTTACAAAACATCTTTTGAGGCCTTAGACCCTGTTAGAAGAAAGCTAGGTGAAGCATTCAATGGCAAGCCGGCAGAGGGATTTGAAGGGCTGCTTACAGAACAGGCAAAAGATTTGTATGGGCGCATACGTTCAATACAAGTTGAATACGCTGGTGGTGTAGATGGCCCACAAGACATGTTGCTTAGAAATTATTCTGAAGGAAAAGACCTTTTAAATGCTTTGCGTATTCCTGCGGGAAGAAAAATTATTGGCACAGACAGATTAAATCCAGAGTATTTGACGCAAGACCCAGTAGACATACCTTCAACATTTTTCAAAAGCAAGAAATCTGTACAGGATTTGTTGCAGATAACGAAAGACCCAGCATTGGTTGAAGGCGCTGCTTCAGATTATTTAGCCCGAACCTTGGTAGGAAAAGACAGCAAGGCTATAAACAACTATCTCAAAGACAACAAAGAATGGATAGACCTATTCCCAAACTTGTCTAATAGAGTAAACAATGCCATGTCTGCAATTTCTAGAGCAGAAAGCGTAGTTCCAAAAACAACAAAACTTTCTACATCTTTGAGAGCAGATATTAAGAATTTGCCTATACAGGCAGAACAAAAAGCAACTGAGATTAAAACATCTGCTGCAACAGAAGCTGAAAGAAGATTGAAAGCAAGTATTGCAAAAGGTGAAAAGCTACGTCAGCAAGGTCAAAAATTGGCTGAGACTACAACAGGCCAAGATAAGGTAAAAAGCATTCTTGGTTCTGGTGACCCAACTTTAGAAATTGAAAAGTTAATTACATCTGGAGAAACACAAAAGTTGAGAGAGGTTGCTCCTTTCATAAAATCTAATCCAGAACTTGCCAAAAGTTTTAACAGAGCACTAGACATAACCATTTCTCGAATGAACCCCAAAAATGTTGGCGATGATTTTGAGCGAATCCTTAAACCAGCTTTGCTAAATACTGGATTGATAACACCCAAAAAAGCAGCAGATTTAACTCAAAGAATCAGAACGGTACAAATGACGCTAGAGCCAACTGCTGCTGCCGAAACAATTCGTTACATCATCAGAACAGGAATTTCTGGTGAGGCTGGAACACAACTAACAGAATAGGAGTAATCATGCCACTCAAACAAGGTAGTAGTCAGAAAACCATTTCTGCCAACATTCGCAGAGAAATGAAGGCGGGTAAACCGCAAAAGCAAGCAATTGCTATTGCACTCACGACAGCACGAAAAGTCAAAAGAAAGGCTAGAAAATGATGAACAAAGAATACGGCAAACAATCTATGGGTAAGGCCACACAAGCTGATATTGACCGCATGGCTCGCCAAGGTGGTGAGAATGAGGTTCGTGCTTCTGAGGACTACAACCGTCAAATGATGAAGATGCAAGCCAAGCCAATGACTCGCACTACTCCCCGCAAGATGAAGCGATGAGTAGAAAGAAGGCTGAGAAGGGTATCAACCCTGCACTAGAGAAAGCAATCAACGAACTGCTTGCTCAAGTAATGGCTGACCCTGAAGCAAGCCTGACAGACAAAGCAAAAATCATTGACCGTGCCCTAAAGCTAGAGGCTCTGAAAATGAAGGATGCTGATGAAGGGTATGGCGCAGGGTTATTTGGTGATGGTGACGGTGACGAGGATACATGATAATATGGTTATTCCATTATTAAAGAGGGAAAATCATGGAGCCAACCGCAATCATTCGTCTAGCGTTAGGGGTCATCTCCGACCGCTTAATCACCATACTTGCTCTGCTCACCTGCTTTGGACTGGGTTGCTGGGTAATGTGGGAACCCAAATGGGAGAGGGTGACAACTCTTGCAATTTATGTAATATTCAGCTATCTGCTGGTGAGGATAAAGGAGAAAAAACATGGACATGATTCCGAAAGTCAAGACAACTAAGGTACAGGGTCAATTAGGCACTGGTGTAACGCAGAACAAACTGTGTGTGCCTGGTGAATTTACCCCTGGCAAACTTCCCGCAGGTGGCTTCCAAGCTGTGTGGAATTTTAAAAACAACGAGCCTAACGATTACTTTACCCGTAAAGAGTCACCTACTTCTGGTGGTGGTGGAAAGGTCTACTAATGGCTAACAACATACCTTTTCAAGTGCAAGGTAAAACAACCCGTATTAACGTAACCACTTCGGCTAATACGGTTTCTATTCTTTCGGATAGCCCTTGTAACCAACTCAGAATACACAACGGCACAGCCGCAGAAGTGTTTATCCGTGTAGGTACAGAAAGCACAGATGCTGCTGTCATTCCTGTTGCGGGTACTCCTGCATACGGAACGGTATTGCACAACAATCAAACAATCATTATTACTTCACCCAAGCAAGCGGCAAATACTGCTGCTAATTCTGTTTATGTCTCAGCCATCGCACCCACAGGCACAGCAATCGTGTATGTGACCCCTGGCGAAGGCATGGCATAGAGGTTGTAAATGGCTCTAGACCCTTTAACAGCCGTACTTGACGTTGGCGGGAAGTTGTTAGACAAGTTCTTTCCTGACGCAGATGCGGATATGAAGAACAAAATGAATCAGTTTTTAACTGTATTCACAGCCCAAGCGCAGATTGTCCAAGCTGAAGCCGCAAGCAATAATTGGCTTGCCTCTAGTTGGAGGCCTATAACCATGCTTGTTTTTGTTGCTCTTATCGTTGCACGGTGGTTTGGGTGGGCAGCGCCCAATCTTGCAGAGGCTGAATATCTCAAACTCTGGGACATTGTTCAGCTTGGTCTTGGTGGTTATGTTATTGGTCGTAGTGTTGAGAAGGTAATTCCTTCTATAGCGGATGCAATAAAAAAATGAGCCTGTCTGACGAACAAGCCAAATTCTTGTTGGATGCTTGTAAACTCATTGAGTATGCAACCAACAAGGGTTGGACAGTAACGGGCGGGGAAATGTACCGCACACAAGCGCAGCAAGAGATTTACTTCAAAGAAGGCAAAACAAAGACACTGCAAAGCAACCATTTGAGAAGGCTTGCTATTGATTTAAACTTCTTAAAAGATGGCAAGCCCGTGTGGGACAAGAGCCAACTTGCTGACGTTGGAGAATTTTGGGAGTCTTTAAATTCTTTAAATCGTTGGGGTGGAAACTTTAAGTCTTTACCTGATACACCCCATTTTGAGAGGAATGTAGGATGAGAAAGAAATTTCCAAACCTATCTGTCGGCAGAGGAGAGAAGCTCTCTGTCAAAGCGGGTGGCGGGTTGACTGCCAAGGGTCGAGCAAAGGCAAACAGGGCTACAGGTAGTAACTTGAAAGCACCTACAAAATCAGGCCCTCGTCAAAAGTCTTTCTGCGCTAGAAGCAGTGGATGGACTGGCGAGCGTGGTAAAGCGGCAAGAAAGAGATGGGGTTGCAGATAATGGCATACACACCTAAAGCCCAACGTGGCTTGTACTTCAACATCAATCAGCGCAGAGCAGCAGGATTGCCGCCCAAGCGCAAGGGTCAAGCGGGTTACCCTACCAAAGAAGCATTTGTCAGAAGCGCACGTACCGCTAAACGCTGACCTTCTCTAGCTCTGCTATCAGGTGAGCGCCGTGGTAGCGCATGTTGTTGATGTGAAACTTTCCTTTAAAGCCGTACATCTTTGCCCAAGTCTTCTCGTCATCAAAATATTCGCAGAACGTATCTGGAGTGATGATGTTGACATGAGTCGGGTCTTGGAACGCTGGCGCATGTGGAAACGCTGGTGTCGAGGATAAGAACTTGCCCCCTACCTTCATCACCCGCCAAACCTCTGACATTAGTTCCACAAACGGGTATCTGCGTTGTGGGACATACAACAGTCTGGGAATGTGTTCCAGAAAGTCATAGGCAGTTACAAAGTCAAAGTGGTCATCAGGATGGGGGATAGGCTCAATAGCCAGGTCAGCGTCCTGAATATCAAGTCCTATCACCTTCAAAGCTTGGTAGGGGTTGCGGATTGTTTCACCGCACCCAAGGTCAAGCGAAACGGTCATTCTTTAATTTCAGGAATCGGCTTTATTCGACCCTGTTTAGCAGCCCAGTCTTGCAAATCACCATACACCCAATCATTTACTTTCTCCTCAGACAAGCCAAGAGAAATATAATTTATGGTGTCTTGCGCTCCTGATTGATATGCTCTGCGAAACACACTTTGCTCAAGAGCAATAACTTGGTCAGTTACCCATTCCAAGTCTTCTTTCTTTACAATAGCTTTACCCAACAACTCATCTAACAATCTCGGTTCTTTCGTTTCTGACATTTCATTTCTCCTTATGGTGCGGGTATTAAACCGCCTTCAAACAAATAACTCCCAAAGTGGCCTAGAACCACCCACGGAGCAGCGTAAATCTTGTACCCGTGCCTACGGGCTTCCTGACAGAAATAATAGTCTTCTGACAACAGTCTGCCTACACCCTCTTCAATAGCACAGGCAAAGAACTCCACAATCTTGTCCTGTTTGATTTCGCCTGACAGAAAGGTAACGTCATTGATGTAGCTTGCCATCTTGGTTGACAAGTCTTCTAAGCACTCACGCTTGATAAGCATAAAGCCTGTCCCGCCATTAAAAATTTCTACAGGTTCGTGTGCTGGTACTGTAACTGTGCCTTGATAGTCTTTGAGGTTAACCACCAGGCTCCCTGTGCGGGTCTTCAACTTGTCAACTTCTACACCCTCTTTGACAGCCTTTTCTACCTCATGCCAGTTGATTTCTTTCTTAGGGTAGATACCGCAGATGATGTCTTTGTCAGCCTCAATCATAGGCACGATGTCAGCAGGATTCCATTTAATATCTGCGTCAATAAACATCAGGTGGGTAGCTTCCTTCTTGTTGAGAAAGCCATGTGCAAGAGCGTTTCTGCCCCGCTGAATGAGAGACTCGTTAAACATGCAGCTAAAGCTCATGTCTATGTCGTTTCCTCTCATAACTGTGGTCATGTTGACCAGAGACTGACAGTAGTAGCCAGTGGTCATACCGCCGTACATGGGGGTTGCTACAAAGATGTGTGCCTTGCTCATTGTTGTTGACCCCTGTCTGTCTTCATAATTGCTTGTGCGTCTTCAAATCCAGCTTGGTAAGCAATGTTCCACAGTTGTTGCAGAGACATGTTGACCAAGTTGACTGCGTAGTTGATGGAGTTGCCAGCCTTTGTCATGCTGTCTTGACTCATTTGTAGTTGTTGGGCTTGTTGAACTTCACTCACGATATATCCTCAATTCTTAAAACATATTTGTTGGTCTTTGCTGACTTGCGCCAGCCATGAACTTCAATCCTGATTCCAGCATCCCTGACAAGAGCAAGCGTGTCAGAGGCCATAATCTTTTTTATGCGGTCACTGACAGCAGAGGCGGTCACCTGCACTGCCAGAACCTCACCCTTGCGGATAGCAAGAAGGTCAGCCCATCCCCACAGGTCTTTTCGTTGTTTGGTGAAGCTGTTCCACTTCTCAACTATTTCAACGTGGTATCCCAACTCACGAAGGTGAGCCAAGCTACGCTGTGTGGGAGAGACTTTCGTTGCCATCAATAGCAGTTTGTTGTGCAGTTATTGCCGTAACAGCAAGTGGTGCAAGTGACATACCGACCATTTTGTGAGTAGGTATGTGTTGAACATGCCGCCCAAACCATAGAACTAGAAACAGAAAGCCAAGCCGCAATTAAAAAAATTTTCATTTTTCTCTCCTGTGATTAAAAAGGTACATCTTCATCATCATTACGCGCGGGTCTGCGGTTGTACGATGGCACAACCTCTTTATCACCTCGCTCTTCCTCACGCTTTTTCTTGCTCCAATTGTCTTCTTTCAAAGCAAGCAAGCTGTGTCCTCGGCTGGTTGGCTTTTGCCATGCTGCAATCTTGAGCTTCTCGCCAGCTTTGTAGTCCATATCCAGAACTAGAAAACCTTTGAAGTCTGGCCCTTTAGGAGACTTACGCATCTCTTCTTCTTCCCAGTACATGACACCTGAACCTGGCATCTCTTTGTGTGCATTTCCTGTTGACATGTATATCCTTTCAGTTGAGTGTGTATCTGGCGTACTTCTTGCCGTTTTCATTAACCATGTGCGTAAAGATTCTGTGTCCGTCTTTACGAAGACTTTCGATATGTGCTGCAAGCCTGAAACAGTTGAAGTCATTTAATGCCTCCAGTGGTGTCAGGCTTTTCCCTTCTTGAAGGCGGGTCAAAATATTGGCTCGCTGAGTCCCGAATCGGGAAGTGGTTGGGACTTGTCGAGCTTTGGGTAGACTGTTCCTCCTGCTTCAACGATTGCTCCTTTGAGCTTGACCTTATCCATTGTCGAGAAGTGTTCTGTAACAACCTTGTTGCACTCGGCAAGAGATGTGAGCTTTTCTGCCTTTTCCTCCACAGAGAATTTTTTACTTGCTGTAATGCGTCCGACCATTTCTGCATATCCATCTATCCAATCCTCTACGCTTGCGTAGCGTTTGTAGGGTTGGTCAGAGTTCGGGACATATAGCGCAAACGCTCCGTCCTCAACCAGTTCGACAATCTCAACTTCTGGTATGTCTGCAACCCGTTCAACATTACCCATGAACTTTTCTTTGGGAGGTTCAAAATCTTGGACTTCCTCAGGTGTATAGACCCCGACAACACAGCCTGGAAAGACGGAACGAATTCCCTCGCTAATGACTCTCGCCCTGAGCATTGCTCTTGGATAGTTCTTCCAGTTATCCTTCGTAGCAATCCCAATTTTTTGGGCTTGAGCCAGTGTCCACGTAAGCTCAAGAGTTCCCCCCGAAGGATGCGAGAACACGCCTGTGACTTGCTCATTTGTATATTCCTTCCAGTTAACT